AAGTTAAGTTCGTACCTTTGTCCATAAACTCCGATAAATGGATCAATACTCTGTAAAAAGTAACTCATACGACTCTACGTTCCCAGACCCTTTTGCCTCACACGATGTAAAGGTGGGCAAGAGGTATGGTCTTCAGTACGCAAAGGCTATATACGGCCAGTGGGGAAGCGCCCAGTACGAGGGGTCTCTGTACAGCAAAAGATTCCGTGAGTTTGAAGTCTCTAGGGACTACGCCAACGGAACGCAGGATACATCTATCTACAAGCAGATACTTACCTCTCTTGACCCGAACAACGGTGATGGGTCTCTGGTGAACCTAGACTGGACACCAGTTCCTATCGTTCCCAAGTTTGTAAAGATTGTAGTCAACAAGATTCTGTCTTCCAAGTTCTACCCAAACATTGAAGCTGTTGACCCTTTGTCGCGCAGTGAGAAGGACTACGAGAAAAATAAGATGAAGATATTCATCGAGAACAAGGATATCCTAAAGGAGGCGAAGGACTCAGGACTTCGCACCGAGGTAGACCCCGACTCTCTTCCCGATACCGCTGAGGAGACCGAAATTTTCCTTGAGACTAACATCAAGACCGCTGCTGAGATTGCCGCCCAGATTGGCATCAACCTAACGCTCAGCTGGAACGACTTCGACGAGCGCATTTTTAGGCGCAATGTCGAAGACCTCGTCACCTGCGGTATTGCCGTCACCAAGCGTAGCAACGACCCTAACTACGGAATCGTTGAGGACTATGTAGACCCAGCATTCTTTATCCACAGCTTTACCTCTGACCCAAACTTTACGGATATAACCTACGCAGGCCACGTAAAGCGTATGAGCATCTCTGAACTTAAGAGAACCGCAGGCAACCAGTTCACCGAGGACGAGTACGAGAAGATGGCAAGGACGGTTATGAACCGATTCGGTAATGACTCTAGCAGGCTGATGGGCTCTGGGTACGACCCAGGTATGGAGCGCTACTACTACGGATACGACGAGTATACCATTGAAGTACTTGACTTTGAGTTTGTTAGCGTTGACAACATCATCTTTGAGAAGAAGGAGTCTCGCTTTGGAAACATTGGTTTCTACTACAAAGGCCACAAGTACAATGCCCCACAGCAGAGTGTGTATGATAGGGAGGCTGTATATATGCAGAACCAGACGCTTTATGGTGGTAATTACATCCTAGGGACTGACTACATCTACGACTACGGGTTGAAGAAGAACATTCCTAAAAATGTTCACGACCTCACCCGCACCCGGATGAGCTACAGCATTGTGGCCACCAACATCCGCAAGTCTATCCCTAAGTCAATGGTGAGCGGCATCATCGGCTTTGCCGACCAGCTGCAGATCACCCACCTAAAGCTTCAGCAGTCTATCGCGAAGGCCAAGCCTGATGGACTGATCATCGACATCGAAGGACTTGAGAACGTACAGCTAGGACGTGGCGGAGAGCTACAGCCTCTGGACCTTCAAGACATCTACGAGCAGACGGGTATCTTCTACTACCGCAGTAAGAATCCTGACGGCAGCTTCCAAAACCCACCGATCCGTCCCCTTGAGAACGGCATTAGGAACATCAACGAGCTCATCACCATCTACAACCACGCGCTGCGTATGATTCGTGATGCTACGGGCATCAACGAGGTTATGGATGGAACGAGCCCTAAGGGAGACCAGCTTGTTGGCGTACGCCAGCAGCAACTGGCGGCAGGCAACAATGCTCTTGGGGATATTAGCAATGCAGCGATTGTGCTGTACCGCAGGATCTGTGAGGACGTTGTGAAGTGTCTTCAGATACTTCCTCCGAAGTCTATCCTGTATAAGGCCTACGAGACGGCTATTGGCAGGGAGAATATGGCAGTGTTATCTAGCTTCTCTAATCTTCCTATGTACAACTTCGGCGTTAGGGTTGTCGCTGATATGAACGAGATTGACCGTATGTACCTCGAGCAAAACATCCAGGCTTCTATTGCCCAGGGAGAGCTTGACATCGAGGATGCTATTGCCATCCGTCAGCTTAGGGACATCGACCAAGCTGAGAGGCTGCTTATCGTACGCCGTAAGAAGCGTATGAAGGTTCGTCAAGAGATGGCCCAGCAGAACTCTCAGTTCCAAGCTCAGGCCAACGCACAGGTCGCTCAGGTGACAAGCCAAGCCAAGATGCAGGAGGACCAGATGAAGGCCCAACTGGATGCTCAGAAGATTCAGCTAGAGGCTGAGGCTAAGGCTCAGCTGCTGCAGGTGGAGTACGGACTTAAGATGCAGTTGGCTCAACTGCAAGGAGACTACGGAATCAAAGAGCAGCAGATTGAATCTGGTGTACGCCAGAGTGGTAATCAAGAGGCTGAGGACCGTAAGGACAACCGCATTAAGGAGCAAGCAGTTGCACAAAGCAAACTGATTGCCCAGCGCAAGGGAGACCGTGCAGAGTTGCAGAAGCAGGACCTAGAGGGTCAGGAGGATATTGTGGATATCATATTGAATCAATAACTATCTTTGTAGGGCATTAGCGTTGCTTTTTAACCTTTAACCTTTACCATTGTGAGCTATTCAAACATTACCAACCCAGTAAACTACCAACTTCAAGCATTTGGTCAGAATGGTTTCCGAAACATTGCATCTGGATTCTCTCCCGTCAGCGGAGAGTTTTATCGTGCAGTAACGGTATTAAGCGATGCTGTTGTTACAGTAACATCAACCTCAGGCGACAACCTTAGCGCCATCACTCTTTTAGCTGGTACTACCATCTACGGGCTCTTCAGCGCTGTAAGCGTTAGCTCTGGTCGTGTGCTTGCCTACATCGCATAAAAATGATTGGTCTCGGTTTAAGCGTAAGCCTGACTCCGTCTGGTGCTGGATTCCTTCGCGGAGCAGCTCAGCTAATCTACAATGACTACTACAACCGAGTAACGGCAGATGGTGGTACTGTGGAGGGGGAGTCTTGCTTTGAGCGTGCTGTATTCCTACTTGGTGTTCGTAACACCGTCAACTACATCGATCTAATCTTCCAAAGATGGACTGCCGACGGCGGAACTATAGAGGCGGAAGATTGCTTTACAAATTCTTTCTTTGCGCTAAATCAATAAAAAATGTCATCATTCTACTCAGACGCATCACTAGTTTTAATTCCCTCTGGCTACAAGAATCAGAAGGTTTACTCTGCAGTCCCAACGGACGGGAGCGGAGATTTGTCTTTCACCCGTGCCTCAAGCGCCACCCGTGTGGCAAGCAACGGCCTAATTGAAAAGGTGCGGACGAATAACATTTTGCAGTCGGAGGCGTTTAACGAGGCTGCTTGGGATAATACTAACGAAGTAACAATTACGGCAAATGCTGGAGTTAGTCCAAATGGCACAAATACCGCAGACCGATTTTTATCTACTGGCTCTGGTTGGTTCTTTTCGCAACTGATATCCCTAACATCTGGGATTCCTTACACCATATCAGTTTATGTTAAAAGCAATACAGCAAGCAGTCAAACATTTCGTCTTTTTGGAAATAGTAGCACCTCAAGTTCTGACTTGACCGCAACTACATCTTGGCAAAGATTTACTTTTACATTTACTGCGAGTAGTGGTTCTTTGGCTCAAGGAATTACAAGGGATGGTTCTAATTCCGCAGTAGACTTGTTGGTATGGGGAGCGCAGCTCGAAACGGGCGACATAGCAACCGACTACATTGCCACCACCACCGCAGCGGTATCAGTTGGCCCCGTTAGCGGTTTACCCCGTTTGGATTATTTGGGGTCTACTTGCCCTCGCTTGTTGCTGGAGCCGCAGCGGACTAATTTAGTTACTTTCTCTGAGCAGTTTGATAATGCAGGATGGGGCAAAAGCCAAAGCGGCACAGGGCTTGTTCCCGTTGTAACTGCTAACAACGCAATTAGCCCAGATGGATATCAAAACGCTGATACAATCGTTTTTGATGTTGGCGCAGGAACTACTTCAAGCGATATTTCTGCAATGTTCCAAACCTTTGGTGGAACGACTGCAACTTATACGGGTTCATTCTATGCTAAAACCGCAAGCGGAACTGCTCAAATTCAAGTCCGTATTGATGGTTCAAATTATGATAAGTTTACTATTACCAATCAATGGCAGCGTTTTACTTTAACCAAAGCATTAACTGGAACAAGTAACGTGTTTGAGATGGCAATCCGTAGAGGATTAAACGAGCCAATGAACGCAACCGCAACCATCCAACTATGGGGAGTTCAAGTGGAACTCGGAGCCTACGCCACTTCGTACATCCCCACGCTTTCGGCCTCAGTTACAAGGGTTGCGGATGTTGCTTCTAAAACGGGCATTAGTTCTTTGATTGGGCAGACGGAGGGGACTTTGTTTGTTGACTTTACAATAAATGGACTTGCTGATTACGGCACTCCAATTAGTGTAAATGATGGAAGTACAGCAAATTACATTTGGTTAACAATTTTTGCCAATGGGACACTCCGTGCGGAACTTTTTAATGGTGCTGCACAGGCGAGCATAACTTTTTTTGGACCAGTTGTAGTGGGTCGCTATAAAATGGCGTTTGGATATAAAACGAACGACTTTGTGCTTTATGTAAATGGCGCACTTGTCGGAACTGATTTAACGGGTACAACTTTTAGCGGAACCACATTGAGTAGGGTTGATACTAATTTAACAAATGCCTCTGTTTACTCTTTGGCTTCGGAGTCAATCAACCAAGCCCTTATATTCAAGACCCGTTTAACCAACGCCCAACTTGCCGAACTAACCGCATAATGAGTACCTTCAGTTTGTATAGTACGAATTCTTTTGTATATTTACAAAAAGAATATGCTATGGAAATATGGAAGGACATTAAAGGGTACGAAGGTTTGTATCAAGTTTCAAACGAAGGTCGTGTGAAAGCGTTGAACCGAGTTGTGAAATCACGCTGGGGAACACCCAAGCCGTTGAAGGCTAAAGAAATTCGTGAAGTAGTTGACTCGCTCGGCTATTCACGTTTGTCTTTGTGCCAAGATGGTAAGGTAAAAGCCCATAAGATTCACCGCTTGGTCGCTGAAGCGTTTTTAATTGGTGAAGGCCAAATCAATCACATTGACGGCAACAAGCAAAACAACCACGTTTCAAATCTTGAGTTTTGTACTCAGCAAGAAAACAACATTCACGCTCACGAAACTGGACTGAAACCAAGCAAATACTATATTCCGATTGTATGCAACGAAACTGGCGAGTTGTTTGAATCAAAGGCTGCGCTCGCTCGCTCTCTTGGCATTTCGGCAGTTATGGTTTCTTCTTACGTTCGTGGTAATATGAAACATATCAAAGGAAAAACTTACACACAATTACAATGAAATTCCAAAAATTTGAGTTCACGCCCACCCAATGGGCAACGGCTAAAGCAAAGATTGAAACAACGGGTACCGACCCCGAAGGCGAAACGTACCAATACTACAACCCCGAATTAGTTACTGCGGTAGTAGAACTCGGGCATCTTTGCACCCAATGGGGAACGGATGCCGAAGGCAACCAAGTGTGTGAGGTAACGTCACCAAAGTACGCAGTTGACATTTTGTGGACTGCCGAACCAATGACAACTTCGTTTGCGCCTTATGTCGTATGGCCCGCCCCTTGCGGGGTTCATATCTTCGCAGGTTGGGAATCAGCATACGCAACGGAGTATTGCGTAGCGAACCCGACCGCTGAATACTGTCTCCAACCTCCAGTTCCGCCAACCTTAGGGTAACATTCGTATCTTTATGTATTACGTTATAGGGGCCTATTGTGCCCCTTTGGCGTTTTGTACCTTTGCAATCGTATGGCAGCAAATCAAGTAGACTTTAAGATCCTTCCGAGCGATCAATTTAGCGTATATAGTCCCCAGACCCGAAGCGACAAGGTAATCACCTATTTTACTTTGCTGTCTAAACTTCGTGGAGACATCCTATCGGTTGGGCAGGACGACGACCCAAACGATATTGTCTCAGCGTTCTACAGCAGCGTAGGGGGAACTCAGACCCTCCACCTTGTAAAGGCGGATGGGTCAGAGATTACGGCATCCGTCCCAGAGCCAACCGTAGGAACGGTTACCTCTGTAGACCTTACCGCCAGCACAGGCATCAGCGTCAGTGGTGGACCTATCACCACTAGTGGATCTATTACCGTAACCAACACCGCACCCGATCAGGTGGTGGTGTTGACTGGTGCTGGGACAACCTCCATCAGCGGAACCTACCCAAGCTTTACCATCACAAGTAACGACCAGTATGTAGGGACCGTAACATCTGTTGGCCTTACGATGCCAGCGGCTTTCTCTGTT